CCGTCTCTATGTTATACTTTATCACATGCACGTGGCTTTTAAATCTTACTTTATACTTGAGGCATATGCCCGGAAGTTGGGAAAAGAGGTGATTAATATTAAGATAAAAACTTTAATTACATCGGCGATAGCCGTTAGCTGGACAACTTTTATTAGTTTAACTGTAGGAGTTGTTAATGATGAACTTAAAACCTTACTGTTATTAATTTTAATTGACTTGATATGTGGATTAATAACGGCGGCAGTTTTTAAGAAAAGCCCTAAGACCGACAGCGGTGGTCTTTCTAGTAATGAAATGAGAAAAGGAGTATTTAAGAAAGTTGGCATACTTATAATCGTAGTTGTAGCACATCAGATTGATTTACTATTACACATCGAATATATTATGTATGCAGTTGAAATTTCACTTATTATTGAGGAAATTTTAAGTATAGTTGAGAATATTGGACTTATGGGCATACCTATTCCAACTGTGATAGCAAGCGCTATTGACTTGTTAAATAAAAAAGTAAATGAAGTTATGAAGGGAGAATAAAATATGGAGTTTCCAGTTGTAACCAGTGGTCGTTCTCATGTTGACCGCTTTGTAAATGAGATTGCGCCACTTGTTGTTAATGAGTATATTAAGCGCCGAAAAAATGGAGAGCGCACAATCTATCCTAGTACAGTTATAGCACAGGCAAGTTTAGAAAGTGGTTATAATATTAACGCTAAAACACTTTTTGGAATTAAGGGCGCTGGGATTGTCTTAGACACGTCTGAATATGTTAACGGAGAATATGTTAATATTAAAGATAGTTTCAGGTGTTATCCAACAGTAGCGGCTTCTATACAGGGTTATTATGATTTAATGCAGGCAGATAGATATATACCTGCTACAGAAACATCGGATTACAAAGAAGAGTGTAGACAGATGCAGGCATGTGGTTATGCAACAGCGCCCGATTATGCAGATAATTTAATTGATATTACAGATAGATACAATTTAACTGTATTTAATGATTATGCATTATTTGTTTTAAGACGTGATGAAAATGAAGAAATTGTAATGGATGATGTTAATATTGAAGAATTAGCAGACAGAATTTATAACGGTGATTTTGGAAATGGCAGAGAAAACAGGGCAGGAGAGTTTGAAAAAATCGGGTTTGACAAAGATGTATATGAAGCGGCACAGGCGCTTTGCAATAAAAAATATTACGATATTTAGAGAGGAGTTAAAAATGGCAGTTATTAGCAAGGAAGAACTGAAAAAGAAAATAACTGAAAGCGGCTTATCGGAAGATAAGCAGATTGAAATTCTTGAAGATATTGAGGACAGCTGGACTGAAGATATTAACGAAGAATATCGGGCTAGATATGAAGCCGAAAAAAAAGAAATGGCGGCAAATATTGCGGCATTAGAAGCGGAAACAGAGGATTTAAAGGCTCGATATAAGGAGCGATTTTTAAGTGGTGAAGTAAGAAAAGATGTTGATGTAATAGGAAACATTGACGAAGAAAAAATTATTGATGTAAAGGAGATTTAATCGTGGCAGGAAAAAATGTTTTAAAGGTTGCCAGTAATGCAGAATTATTAAGTTACATTATTAATGTAAATCCAATTTTAAGAGAGGGTATTGACTTACCTGTACAGGGGCAGGACATCAGACCGATAGGTAAATTAATTTTGGATAATGAGCGATATAGAAATGCTTTTATCAATACAATTAATATAATCGGTTTAACTGTTATTAAGCGTAACCGCTGGGAGAATCCGTGGGATTTTACGCTTAGAGGAACACTTACAAGAGGGCAGAGTGTTAGAGAACTTATCTTAGACTTATGTAAAGTATATAATTATAACGAAAAGTTTACAGATAAGACTGCCTTTTTAAAGACAGAAGTTCCTAGTGTATTAAATTATATACATAATATTAACTTTCAGATTTATTATCAGACGACAACGTCAGATGAACAGCTTGCAATGGCATTTGAGACGGACGGCGGTTTACTTAATTTTATAGAAGAATCTATTTCTATGCTTTGGGAATCAAAGGTATATGATGAATATATAATCGACAAGTATATGCTGTGCAGACGGATTCTTGACGGTACTATGACATCAGTTGAAATTACTGATTTTGACACTAAGACAGCAAGAGAGCGTGTTAGTGATATGAAAAGTGTTGCTAATAAAATGACATTCAGAAGCCCTAATTACAATCCTGCTGGGATTAGACGCGCAACAAGCTTTGATAATCAGATGTTTATTTTAAACACAGATTTCGAAGCAGAAATGTCAACCGAAGTATTGGCAACTTCTTTTTTTAGAGATGAAGCAGACTTTAAGAGTAGAGCAGTCCTTTGTGATGGTTTTGGAAACCATGACACAGACAGACTTACAGAGGTTCTTAAAGAACAGTTTGTACCGTTCACATCGGAAGAATTAACTGCTTTAAATAATATTCCAGCAGTTATTATTTCTAAAGAGTGGTTTATGGATTATTATTACGGCATGGGAGCGGACGGTGTAGGAAAGCAGACTGAATTTTATAATCCAACCACATTAGAAAACAATCATTTTCTGCATATATGGGGGATTAAGTCAACCAGTCCTTTTGAAAATGGTGTAGTATTCACAGCAGGAGTGGCGCAGGCTGTTACATCTGTAAATGTAGCGCCTAATGAGATTAGTCTCACCGCTGGACTTAGCGCGATGTTTACCGCAAAAGTTGTTACAACAGGATTTGCAAATAAGGCGGTTACGTGGTCTATTACTAAGGGAGACGAGGACGGTAAAGCCGTTATTGATGAAAACGGAAAGTTGACTGTGTCTAAAGATTATGTTACTAGTGGTAGCGCTCCACAGATTGAAATTAAGGCAACCAGTGTTTTTGACACTACAGTGTCGGGAACTGCTAGTGTTACCGTACTGTAATTTAATATTAATAATTGTGTTTCACGTGTCACTTATATGTTTCACGTGAAACATTTTTGAAAAAAGGAGTTAAAATGGCGCGTAGACGAATTAATACACAGCTTAATAATTTAAAATGTCTGGAAATGTATCGGAGACAGATGTTTAATATAACACAAAATCGCATTAAATATGCCGGTATTAGTGATTATGTAGATATGAAATATGTTAATCGAGTTTTGTTTAGACAGGGTGTTGTTGCAAGCTTCGTGGATGAAGTTTTGGGACATTTAATTTTACCATTTACTAATATGTCGGTGTTAGATTGTTATGGTAGACCAACAAGGATTCAGTGCTATGGGATTAATGGGTATAGAAGTAGAGTTTTAAATAAGGATGAGTTTGTCCTTTTATATGACACAACAGGCATGTATCCACTTATATATGACGTTGAGCAGTACGCGGAAAGAATGGCTCTTGATGTTCGAACTATGGATATTAATATTAGTCAACAAAAAACACCTAGATTTTTTACCACAGATACAGCAAATAAAATGACAGTTCAAAATATTATTAATAACATTGATAGTTGTGAAAATGAGGTACTTGCGTTTGACAATAATATAATTGAAAATATTAATACAATATTAGTTCCAGCACCATACATATCAGATAAAGTTACAGAACATAAAAAGGAAATATGGGCGGAGTTCTTGCGATTAATAGGTGTTACTAATTTGAATATACAAAAAAAAGAAAGACTAATTACAGATGAAATAGAAATGTCACAGGGTGGCACGATAATAGGGCGATATGCCAGTGTTTATCCTCGAATGATATGGAAAAATGAGGTAAAGCGTAAGTTTAATCTTGATGTAGATTTTTGTTATTATGATGAAAATTTTGGTGAAAATAAAGGAGTGAGCGAAAATGATATATCCAATTTTTCAACAGGGGAATGACTTACCACCAAGTTTGTACAGTATAATGGAAAGTATTGTTAATTTTAATACAGAGGATAAATCAAAAATAACAGACTTGTGGCAGAAAGCTAGAAGTAAGCTGTTTGATTTTAATTATCCTTTAACAGAAAATGTTTCACGTGAAACTTTTGAGCATAACATACTTAATCATTACATTATGCGGCGAATTAATTTCGAAACTGTAACGTTATTTAAGATTATGTTAGAAAATAAGTTAAATGAAATAATGCCAAAATATAATCTTATGTGGGACAGTTTAGATGGTTGGGAAGTTTTTAAAGCTGGCACTATTACAAGAACATATACAGATGTAATGACAGGCAATAACATTAATAAGACTAATACTAGTAATATTAATACAACAAGTAATACAATTAATAACAAAAGTTCTGATACGACAGAAAATAGCAATACAACAACTTCCACCAATACAAGCAAAGGAGAAAGTACACTAATTAATAGTGTGAATGATAATAGCACAGCCAGTAAGTCACGTTCTGATACACCGCAAAATAATATTGAAGACGTTAAAAACGGAGAATATGTTTCTCAATTTGATTATGATGTTGTGTCAAGTACATCGTCTTTAAATTCAGACAATAAATCAAGTGATGAAACCTCTACAGCTACAGATACAACATCAAGTACAAAAAATAATGGAACTAGTTCTCAAAGTAATAATGGAAGTTCAAAAACTTCTAATGTAACAAACTCTAGCGATGATAAAACAGAAAATAGAGCATTTAACGAAACAATTACACGAACCGTAGAAAATGAAGTGGATGTGTTAATTAAGTTTCAGACAGAATATAACAATATATGGGCTATGATATATAAGGACTTAGATATCCTTTTTTATGGTCTTGTTTAAGAAAGAGAGGTATATATGTTAGATGTAAATAACAATTATAAAGATTTTGAGAATTTAACACCATTTAAGTTATGTGTATTACAGAATTTTCCTTTTATTGAAGCAGATTTCGATGCTGTAACTAATTACCAGCTTTTATGTAAAGTTGTTGAACACTTAAATTATGTTATTGCAAATAATAATACACAGAATGATAATATTAAACAGCTTGAGCAGAATTTTATTACGGTTTATAATTATGTAAAAGATTATTTTGATAATCTTGATGTACAGGAAGAAATTAATAAAAAACTTGATGAAATGGCAGACGATGGTTCGTTATCAGAATTAATCCAACCCCTTTTTGATGAATATAAAAAAACTATTGACGGTGAAGTTAATACACAAAATAACAGGATAATTGTATTAGAAAATAGAATGAATACATTTACCTCTCTGCCGAGTGGCTCGACTAGCGGAGACGCGGAATTAATAGATATAAGAGTTCCCGCAAATGGTTTTAATGATAACAAACCTTATAATACCGCTGGAGATTCTGTAAGAGGACAAGTGGGTGTTTTAAAAAGTATTTTAGACAAAAGTATTATAAATACCATCGGAAGAAATAAATTTAATAAAAATAGTAAAAAAAATGTAAATGGATATTATATATCCGCTTCTAGCAATAAAGAAGTTATTGTACCGTTTAATGGAATTTCATATTCTGAAAAAATCCCTGTAAGTGGTGGTGATACTATAGTATTTACAGATTATCTTGCGGTAAGACCAAATCGTGGAATAGTCTATACTAGTGATGATACAGTTCTACCACTATCAGATTTAGTTACAACATATAACACTACATTTGCACTGGCCGTATTACCAGCAAATGCTGTTAGTGTTAGGTTTAATTATGAAACTAGTAATGCAGAGAATGTGTTTTTTGGATTTAATAGTTATCCTGTCGATTTAGGGCAATATATATTTATTCCATATACAGAGCATGTTAGATTAAAAACAAAATACAATTTTGATGGATTAAATGTTATAGTGGCGGGTGATAGTATTATGCGTGGTTATGGAAATAATAATATTGGTCCATTGGAGATAATCCGTGATTTGTACGGCGGAAATATTAACGACAAAGCAGTATCGGGCGCTAGAGTAGTACTGAATGAATCTGATTTGAATGGTCGTACGTCAATTACAAATGTTATTACGCATACAAATTTTACTGATATTGAATATTTAATTTTTGATGGTGGTTTTAATGATACAGCACATGGTAAAAACGGTGCGGTGACTGATTTTTATGAGGAAAATTCTACAAATATATGGAGGAATGATACAGTATGTGGATGTCTAGAAAAAATATTTTATTTTATGGCTATTAATTATCCTAGAACAAAAATTTTATATGTATTTCCAACTGCAATAGGTACGGAATCGTGGCGCAGTGATACTCGATTTTATGGAAATATAATTTCCGTTTTAAATAAATGGAATATAGCTTTTATTGATTTATTCAAAACGTCACAAGCAATCGGTCATTTTTCAAATACTAAAAGTTTATATTATTATAAATCAGACGGAGTACACCCGAATGAATTTTGTTATAAACATTTTTATGTACAGGCGATTGCAGAATGGATTCATGCCAATCAAGAGAACTATTAACGAAGTTTAAAAAAGTGAACTCAGTTCAATTTTGAACTGAGTTCACTTTTTTAATAATTTCCTATACCATCATGTGAACTCCATATCGTAGTACCACGTCTAAAAATATTATTTATTTCATTCATAAACTTAGGTGGTACAGTGCCGTAGCCGACACAGCTATCATTGTTAATTTTAACATAGTTATGTGTATTTCCATCTAAGTTCGGTTCTTTTAACGCGTTAGTTGCATAGCCGTATCTGTCAAAATAATCATCAATCAATTTTGCATATTCTGCTCGTATACTCATTACTTGTATTGTAAAACCAAAACTTTCCTCACCAATTGCCAGGCCATTACCGTTAATAGTTCCATGCACTTTGCTACTAGAATTTCTTGCAACACTAAAATCGTTTATTGTTTGTGCTACTGCCGTACCACTTGCAATAACTCCACTTGCAACTGATAGAGGATTAGCTGTAGCAACTCCAGTAATAACTCCAGCGCCAGCACCTAGTTGTTTAACAGCAAAGCTAATTCCCTCACTCGCTTTACTATTAGCAAGCCATTGTTTGTAAGAATCACCCACCCACGCAACTTCTATGTCGGTATTAAGGAAAACAGCTTTTGTGTAATCATCTTCAACACCACCATAATTTTTAGGATATGCCTTAAATTGCGATGTGGGTAAAACAGTTCCTCTTAAAACTATACCACTATCTGCTCCGAACAATTCAAAATGCAAATCTACTGAATCGCCGTCAGAGGTGCTTATTCTTAAAAACTTGTATGGATATGTTAATAACTTATTATGTCGAGGGATATATCCGTCTACGTCAGTATTCTCCGGAACATTTATTAAAGTAGACCATGGTGTTTTTGATGTCTCACTATCTCCTAATAGAGCTGGATATTGAAACATTCTAACAATTCTATTTTCAACACCATTCTCTACGTAAGGTTGTATAATAGCTTTCGCGCTTGATGTGTCGGACGCAGGTATCCCCATAATAGGATGTAAACCTGTAACAACCCCATTATACGTGTAAAGTCCATTATAGCTAGGACTTTCTTTATCCGAGCCGCCTGTCACTAAAAATCCAAAATTCATGTCATTAAGTTTAAACATTCCTGTATTAACACACACATAATCTGCTCCAAGTTCAACAGGTTCAGGCAGTGTATTATCACCAACACTGTCTGAACTAGGTGTTTCTCTTTCAATAAAGCAACTTGAACGTGTCCAATAATCCCACCATGTTGACATTACATCTTGTGTATAACTCAATTCACAACATCTGTCACTTACATATCTAACATCATCTAAAAAACAGAAAAACCATTTATTATCATAATCGGGATTTTGAAACGCTAGGTAGTTCGCTTGCAAACATTCAGAATAGCTTGCACTAACACTTATAGTTCCTGTCTTACGTATAAACGAATAATCAAACGATTGAAATACTAAATGTTCTTCATTTCTTAATATGGCAATCCATTCATCTTCACTATACCTTAAACAATTAACATAATCTTTATCTAATTTAATGCCTTTACTTAAAACAATTGCACTATTTCTCATAACAATATCTCCTCTCATATTCTTTAATTATTATTTG